CAGATGGTATACTAGATGGACAAATAGATGAAGGGTTTATTGTTAAATACTATTACGATAGTATTACTGGAGCACCATCTATAGGTGAGACAGTAACTGGTGGTACTAGTGGTACTACTGCTAAAGTTAACCTTTGGAACACTACAGAATCTTGGGTAGAACTAAGAGCATTTGATGGAGAGTTTCAAACTGGTGAGACACTTACAGGAAGCGATTCTGGTTTCACTATAAATATAACTACATTCGATGAACTTAACATTAAGGACGCTTATGCAGATAACCTAGATTTCGAGACATTAGGTGATAACCTTCTCGATTTCACTGAGGTTAATCCGTTTGGCGAATTTGGCAATAGGAGTTAATTATGCTAGGAACTTACAATTACGATCAGATAATACGAAAGACAGTTATTGGTTTTGGTACACTATTCAATAACCTAGAGATTAGTAGATACAATGATGACAATACCACATATCAGAGGATGAAAGTCCCCTTGGCATATGGTCCTAGATCAAAATTCTTAGCAAGGTTGACTGAACAACCAGACCTTGGTAGACCTAATGCTATATCTCTACCTCGTATGTCATTTGAAATGAATGGTATTTCATATGATTCTTCTAGGAAACAGAGTCCAATAAACTATACTACTTATGGTGGAGATGCTACTAAAGGAGTAAAGAAAACCTTTGTACCAGTTCCATATAATCTAGGATTTGAATTAAGTGTAATCACAAGAACTCAAGAAGATTCACTTCAAATTGTAGAACAAATACTTCCAACATTCCAACCATCATTTAACCTATCAATAAAATTAGTAGAAGAAGCAAATATAATTAAAGATATTCCTATCATATTAAACAATGTATCATTTGTAGATGACTATGATGGTGACTTCTCTGATAGAAGAACTATCATATGGACACTTGATTTCCAAGTTAAGACATACATTTATGGTCCTACAACTGATGTTGGATTCATTAAGAAAGCAATCACTAAAGAATACAGCACTACTAATATTGAATCGCCAGGACGTTACCGTAAATATCAGGTAACACCTAAAGCGAAGATAGATAAAAATGCTGATAACGTTATTGATGCTATTGATGATTCACTTCTAGTTCCTGGTGACGACTTTGGTTTCAATGAAACTGCTAGTTTCTTTGAGGATGTATAATGGATACAAGTGGCATCGAAAAGAGTTTAGATGTAGCAGCAGAGGTTCTTCCTCCTGAGAAACCTAAACTCAAAAAGAAGGAACGTGAAATTGACATTGACAAAGATGTCAAAAAAGATTATGAATACTCACGTGGTCAACTATATGATGTTATAGAAAAAGGTCAGGAAGCATTAGCAGGTATTTTAGATGTTGCTAATAACACTGATCATCCTAGAGCATTTGAGGTTGCAGGTCAATTAGTTAAAAGCGTTTCTGACGCTACAGAGAAATTAATAGATCTACAAAAGAAAATGCAAGATCTTGAAGAAGGTCCTAAGAAAAACAAGGTTACAAATAACAATGCCCTGTTCGTTGGATCTACAGCAGAACTGTCGAAACTGTTGAAACAAGGTCTAAAAGATACTAAATAAAAGAAACTTCAGTAAAATGTTCATCATTAAACCATTAACAACTGCAGTAGATATTCAGACAGGAGCTAATAATGTCTCTAGTAGCGTCTTGGTTTCTGTTCTGAATACTGGAAACTCAGCAGTAAAGATTACATCAACACCTCATGGTGACTCAAATTATTCATCAGCATCCGAAGTTTATATTGGTGCAGGAGAAAGAATAACTATAAAGAAAGAAAGCGATCAAACCTTATTAGCAGGAGGGTCATCAAGTGTTTGGGCATCTGGCGTAGCATTCCAAGCATAACATGAAAACCTTTCATCAATTCTGTATATCTGAAGAAGACAAGTCCTGTGGTACTGGTAACTATTACTGTAGGGAAGAAAAGAAGTGCAAACCAATACCAGAAGGTATGAAGGTTAGAGATGATGGTCTTCTTGTAAAAGAAGGTGCTGCATGGACAAAGAAGTCAGGGCAGAATAAAGAAGGTGGTTTAAATGAGAAAGGGAGAAAATCTTATGAGAAAGAGAATCCTGGTTCTGACTTAAAAGCACCAACTAAAAAGAAAGGTAATAAAAGAAGAGCATCATTCTGTGCTAGAATGAAAGGTATGAAGAAAAAGTTAACAAGTAAGAAAACAGCAAGCGATCCAGATAGTAGAATAAACAAGTCCCTTAGAAAGTGGGACTGCTAGAACTATATAATTTATTATGACTTCTGCTGAGAAGTTTGCTATATGTGAACAATGTGAACATTTTAAGCAAGCAACGAAACAATGTAAACTATGTGGGTGCTTTATGCCTTTGAAAACTCTATTGCCAGGAATGTACTGTCCTGATAATCCACCTAAGTGGGGTGCTGATTAATGGCACGTCTTACTCAGGCAGAGATATACTTAGGTAATCCTAATCTTAAAAGGGCAAACGTCCCTATTAATTTTACAGAGGAACAAATACAAGAGTATTTGAAATGTAAAGCAGATCCAGTATATTTTGCAAAGAATTATATTCAAATTGTTTCTCTTGATGAAGGTTTAGTACCATTTAATCTTTATGATTTTCAAGAGGAAATGGTTAAATCTTTTCATGCACATAGATTTAACATAGCAAAACTACCAAGACAGACAGGTAAGTCAACCACTGTTGTGGCATATCTTATGCACTACGCTATCTTTAATGATAACGTCAACATAGGTATTCTTGCAAACAAAGCACCTACTGCTAGGGAATTGCTTGGAAGATTACAATTAGCATATGAGAATCTACCTACTTGGTTACAGCAAGGAATCATAGCATGGAACAAAGGTAGTATGGAGTTAGAAAATGGATCCAAAATTCTCGCTTCTTCTACTTCAGCATCTGCTGTCCGAGGTATGTCATTTAACATCATCTTCTTGGATGAATTTGCGTTCATACCTAATCATATTGCAGAGCAGTTCTTTGCCAGTGTTTATCCTACTATATCATCTGGTAAGTCAACCAAAGTCATCATCATCTCCACCCCCAACGGAATGAATATGTTCTACAAGTTATGGCATGATGCCGAACTTGGTAGAAATGAGTATACGACTACAGAAGTACATTGGAGTCAGGTACCTGGCAGAGACGAGAAGTGGAAAGAACAAACTATTGCCAACACATCTGAAAGACAGTTCACTCAGGAATTTGAGTGTGAGTTTTTAGGATCTGTTGATACATTAATTTCAGCAGCTAAGTTAAGATCGCTGTCATATGATGAACCTTTACATACAAGTGGTGGTTTAAAAATATACGAAAGACCTCAGGAGAAACATGAATACTTGATGACTGTTGACGTATCTCGTGGTGTTAATAATGATTACTCAGCATTTATATTATATGATATAACGACTGTACCGTATAAGATTGTTGGTATCTATAGGAATAATGAAGTTAAACCTATGGTATTCCCTAATATTATAAATCAAATTTCAGTGCAATATAATCAAGCATATGTTTTATGTGAGGTAAATGACATAGGAGATCAAGTAGCATCTATACTACAGTACGATCTTGAGAATGAGAACGTGCTTATGTGTGCTATGAGAGGACGTGCAGGTCAGGTAGTAGGACAAGGATTCTCTGGTACTAAAACACAGTTAGGTGTTAAGATGAGTACTACAGTTAAAAAGATAGGATGCTCAAACCTTAAACAGTTAGTAGAGACAGATAAAGTTTTAATTAATGACTATGATATTATTGCTGAACTTACTACATTTATTCAGAAGAGACAATCATTTGAAGCAGATGATGGATGTCATGATGACTTAGCAATGTGTCTAGTTATATTTGGATGGTTAGTTGCTCAGGATTATTTTAAAGAGATGACTGAGAATGATGTCAGAACAAGAATCTATGAAGAGCAAAAGAATCAAATAGAACAAGACATGGCACCATTTGGTTTTATTGATGATGGTCTAGGAACATATGAAAAAGAAAAAGATCAAGAAGGGAATGTATGGGTTGTTGCAGATAACAAAGGATGGTATGAGAACGAAAGTCCTAGAGATGAGTATGGAGAGTTAAATTATATGTGGGAGTATAGATGATGGATGAGTTTGGATTTGGTCTAGAACAGGTCATATTCAAAGATAGAGTTTGTCGTGTATGTAATAAGAAGAAAAATTTATTAGAAGATTTCTATTTGACACGTAAAGATAGGAAAGGATTTCCTTCAGCATACTCATATGAATGTAAGACATGTACAGTTCAAAGAATAACATCTAAGAGAAAAAGTAAGAAGAGAAATAGACCTAGACCGTTACCTCCATACCTAGCAGATTATCCTGACTGGTAGTATGTTCATGCATTGTTTCCCCACTGAAAGAGTGGAAAATAATAAATATTTGCAGATATATGACTAATCACCTCAGGAGATACACATGGCAACTTTACGCTCACCTGGTGTCGTCGTTAAGGAACTCGACTTAACCAATGGCAGAGCTGAGATTGGAATTAATAATATTGCAGGATTTGCTGCACCTTTTACTAAGGGAGAATTAGGTTCTCCTGTTACTGTAAGTTCAGAAGCTGGACTAATAGAAGCATTTGGTGAACCCGTAGCAAATAATTCAGAGTACTTTCTCTCAGCAACAAACTATTTAAATTACGGTGGAACACTGTCCGTAACTAGAGTAAACACAGATCAACTTAAGAATGCTGTTTCACGTCTAGGACAAAGTGTTTCTTCAGTAACTATCAATAACCCTACAACTAACGGTAAATACGTTTCAGCACCTTCTGTTTCATTCAGTGGTGGTGGTGGAACTAATGCTGCAGGTACTGCAGTTTTAGATGCTAATGGTAAAGTATCTCAAGTTGTTATAACAAACTCAGGTTCTGGATATACATCACAACCCACAGTTACCTTTGGTGATGTCGGTGTTACAGGTCAGGCAACAGTTGCTCAAGGTACTACAGCAGAAGCGTCAGCATCACTTGCTAACGTTAGTGCAGGTGCTTTAACTGGTAACTTAACAATCACAAACGGTGGTTCTGGTTATTCTTCAAACCCAGTTGTATCAATCTCAGGTGGTGGCGGTAGTTCTGCTGGTGTTACAGTAACTCCTACAATTACAGATGGTGTTATTACTGCTATTGCAGTTTCAGGTGGTTCAGGATATTCATCTGCACCTTCAATCTCTATTGCTGCACCAACAGGATTAGAAATTACACTAGTTTCTGGTGGTACTAACTACGATCCAGCTGCTCCTGGAGGTTATCCAGTTACAGTTAGTGGTGGTACTGCTAACACAGGATTTGCTGCTACAGCAGATGTAAGTGTTTCTGGAGTTATTACTGGATTTACGGTAACAAATTTTGGAGATTACACAAACTACTCTGGTATCTCCCCAACAATTCCTGTTCCAGGTACAACAGCAGTAGGTACAGCAGTTATTTCTGCAGATTCTATCAAGATAGAGAATCAGGAGGTCTATGATGCACAATACAACGACAACACAACAGGATTCTTATTCGCTGCCAAAACAGCAGGTGCATGGGGTAATGGGTTACGTGTTTGTATTGTTGACAATGGCCCTAGGCAATCTATTGCTCTTACAAGTGGCGACTCAGCAATCAATAATGTCTCTGTTGGAGATTATGTAGTATCAGGATCTAAGAAAGGTAAGGTCATTGATTATACAATGGTTGGTATGACTCACTATGTACACGTTGTTATAGTTGATAACACAACTAATGCATACCTAGAGAATCCAGGTGCACCTCAACTCTTTGCTGCTGCTGATTCATTAACTATTGGATCTAACAGTGGTACTGCAGCATCTGTAGACGACGGATCAATTTGGTGGACATACGCAAAACTATACAGTGGTTCTAACTTATATTGGAACACAGTTGCTGCACGTCCAGTAAACACTGCTGATGGTGAATTCTATGCAGGTGATGCATACGGTAGAGACGCAGTTCATATTGCAATCGTTGATGAGGATGGATCTGTAACTGGTAGTAAAGATACTATTATAGAATCATTTACATACCTATCAAAGGCATCTGATGGTAGAGGACCACAAGGTGGACTTAACTACTATAAGAATATTCTTGCAGATGGTAGTGCATACATCTATGCAGGTGATACAGTTTACGAAACAAACACTAGAACACAAGATTTTGAACCAGTAGGTTCTAAGGACTCTGATCTAGGTGCAGGTGCAGATTATACAGCACTCGCAAGTGGAGCATGGGATCTTTCATCTTCTGACTTCAATACAGCATATGATGAGTTTAGAGAGATTGATAATATCAATCTTGAGTATCTTATAATGGGTCCTGGTCTTGCTACTGAGACAGCAACAAAAGAGAAACTAAACTACATTGCAGGTATT